CTTTAAAAGGATTCAAACTATGAAACGGCTTCTTATCTTCACGCTGTCATGCATGATTGCGGCTCTGCCCGTTCTTGCAGCACAGACTACCATCACGCAGGAGGGCGCGTTTGACAGAACCGTCCGCATGCAAATCAACGACAACTTCGATGAGCTTTATAACGTTGTTGTCGATGCCACCCAAAACCTCGTTGCAAAAGCAGCATCCTTTACGCTCTCTCCTTCCGCTGACAGCGCAACGACCAACCTGCTGACCGACCTGAACCTGACGACTCCGGTTGATACCACTGGCACGAACACCCACCGCGCCCTGAATATTGACATGACCATCGGGAACGCGACCGGCGGGACGAACGTTGCGACGGGCATCAACATCTCCAACATTACGGGCGATGCTCAGGTGACGGAAACCGCCCTCGTTATCGGCACTGGCTTTGACGTTGGCGCAGATTTCAACTCCCCTGCCAACTTTGACGCAGCTGTGACGATGACGGGCGACCTTTCCGGCGATGGCGGCGACCAGTTCTATGGCTTCCTCCAAGACCAGGTTGCATCCACCACGGTCGGCATTACAGCGGCGCAATGCGGTAAAACCTTTGTCTCCAACTCCGCTGACGTCATGACGCTTCCGGAAGCCTCCACGGTTCTTGGCTGCCGTTATACCTTCGTTTGCGGAACTGCTGACGACTTCGACATCAACCCCGCTGACGGAACGGACGCAATCAGCACTGTGGCGTCAATCACCGGCACGAACACCACCACGGTGCTTGCACCGTCTGCCGGCGATGCTATCCGCTGCACTGACATTGGCTCGTCTGTCGTTCTTGAGGCTATCGGCGCTGACCTTTGGGCTTCCATCGGCAACGCAAACGGCATCTGGACGGACGTCAACTAAACAACAGGCGGGGGCGAAAATCCCCGCCTTTTTCTTTTTCAGGAGTAATAAATGGCACATCTTCCCGCCTATAAAGAGGGCTTGCTGCCCGGTTTGGGCTCATACACCGACGCTCTTTTGCTTGCGGCCAACGTGCCGGAGCTTTTCACCATCCCCACCGACAACACCGGCCTGAAGGCCAAATATGTGAAGTTTGGCAGGGGGCAGGCGACCACGGACAACTTCTATGCGCAAGTCTTTAGCACGGATGATGCAACGGACAGGGCGACCAACGGCACCTTTGCCGAATACGTCACAAACGGGGCATTCACGACTGACACCGGATGGACGAAAGGCACGGGCTGGACGATTGCGGCGGGCGTTGCTGATGCTTCCGGCGCTATTTCAACGGCGCTTTCCCAGACCTCGGCTATTACCCTGATTGCGGGCTATACCTACACCATTACCTATACCGTTTCACGTTCTGCGGGTTCCGTTACCCCCTCCATCGGCGGCACTTCTGGAACGGCTCGAAGCTCAAGCGCAACATTCGTTGAAACCATCGTGGCGGGTACGACTCAATTGCTCGCCTTTACCGGCTCTGGATTTACAGGGACGATTGATAACGTATCGGTCACGGCATGGGGCTTGGGAACGGGCTGGACAACTGACGGCGCAACGGCTATCGCAACGGGCGGCATCTCCACCAACCTGACTCAGACGGTCAACGCGGCTTATCCGCTGGTTTCTGGACAGACCTATTACTGCACCTACACCACGACGCGCTCGGCAGGCTCTGTTGCCCTCGATATTGGCGGCGGCACTCCAGGCGCAACGGTTTCTTCCTCGACCACCACGGCGGCAATCCTCACCGCTGGCTCTACCCAAGTCCTGACCTTCACCGCAACAGGATTTACGGGAACGATTGACAACGTGACGATTATCCCCTGCGCGTCTGTTCCGGGCGACACCACCACGGGCCTTGCATCCGTGCAAAACCCTGATGGATTTTTCCTGAACGGAAGCGCCGCGAAAATCAGCATTGTCTCGGCGGCAACCCCCATCATCACGGCGTCATACTTTAAATGACAACCGCAAGCGACATAATCGCGGCATCGGCCAGGCTTATAGGCGTCACCCGCAAGGGCGAAGCCTTGGACAGTGACGAGGCTGACGACGGGCTGGAAACGCTGAACGCCATGCTTGGCTCATGGGCGAATGACGGGCTGCTGATTTACTCCCAGACATGGGAGAACTTCACGCTTACCCCCGGCACCGCGACATATACCATAGGCTCAAGCGGGACTTTCAACACGACAAGGCCCATTCAAATCCTGCATGGGTTTATCAGGGAAAACACCACGGATTACCCCCTGAAAATCGTGTCTGAGAAGGAATACAACTGGATTTCAGACAAGTCCACGACCTCGAATATTCCGCGCTTCCTCAACTATGACCCTCAATTCACGCTTGGGAAAATACGCCTCTGGGAAACGCCTTCAGCGGCGAATTCCCTTTACATCAACTCCGAAAAGCAGGTTTCGTCTTACGCCGCGCTGTCAACGTCCTTCTCCCTTCCTCCCGGCTGGGAACACGCGATAAAGCACAACCTCGCTATCATGATGGCCCCTGAATTTGAAATAGAGGTTCCGCAACTTGTTTTGATGGAGGCAGCAAAATCTCTCGGCCGGCTGAAAAGCACAAGGGCAAGGCAAACGGACATGAGTTATGAATGTCCAGGCGGCAGGATTGGAAGCATCCTGACTGACACTTGATTTTTCCATTTGTCGGCCCCTCAAACGAGGAAGGCTCAACCTCGGTTGACACCCAGAGAAGCATAAACCTTTTCCCCATCGTATCGGGCGGGAATGTAACGGCGCTGTATGGGACTCCGGGGATTGATTACGTCACCAACTTCAACACTGGCGGAATTCGCGGGATGTTGACGGCGGCAAATGGCCGCGCTTTTGTCGTATCCGCGTCCGGTCTTTTTGAGATTGGCAACGCCACGGCGACAACAACCTATGTCTGGGGCAACATGAGCACCAACATCGGGGATTGTACGATGGCAGACAACGGCACGGAGCTTGCCATATGTGACGGCTCGTCTTTGTACCTTTACAACTACACATCAAACGCATTCGCCGCCGTTTCGGACGTTGACTTTCCCGGCGCGGGTTCTGTCTGTTTTCTTGACGGGTACTTTATCGTCAACGACCCCGCAACGGGGCAATTCTACATATCCGCGCTGTATGACGGCACATCATGGGACGCACTGGACTTCGCCACGGCGGAGGGCTTGCCGGATAACATCGTCAGGGTTTTTGCGACAAATAACCTCCTGATTATCTTCGGCGACCTGACCACGGAATTTTACACCAACTCGGGCGCAACGGACTTTCCTTTTACGAGGACAGCGCGGATTGATACGGGATGCGCGGCGGCTCAGTCCGTTTGCTCTATCGACAACACTATTTTCTGGGTAGGGCAGGACGACAAGGGATTTGGGCAGGTTTACAAGATGCAGGGTTCTTCCCCTGTTGTGATTTCAACCCCCGCTGTCGCGGAGAAGCTTCAGGCGGTTACGGATATATCAGACCTAAAGGCTTTCGTTTATCAGGAAAACGGGCATACGTTCTACTTCCTGACCGGCAGCGACCTTGAAACCTCGCATGTCTATGACGTTTCAACCGGGCAATGGCATGAACGGGCTTACCTGAACAGCAGCGGGGAATTTGAGCAACACCGCGCCGCTTACAGCATGTTTGCCTATGGCGTGAATTTCGTCGGAGACAAGACCAGCGGCGATATATACCGCATGGGAATGGATTTATACGACGATGACGGCGACCCGATAAAGAGAACCAGAATATGCCGACACTTCCAGAACGATGGGGAGGTATTCCGTGCAAACTCTCTTCAAGTTGATTTTGAGAGGGGTGTTGGTCTTTATACTGGTCAAGGCTCTGACCCGCAGGCGTGGATAAGGGTATCAAGGGACTTCGGCAAGACCTGGGGGCCGGAGCTTTATACGGATATCGGGGCAATGGGTAAATACCTTCCCCGTGCGATGTGGCGGAAGCTCGGCCTGCGCGAGAATTTCACCGTAGAATGCTCGATTTCCGACCCTGTGAAGGTGGCTATTCGCGGGGCTTACCTGAAATGATAGCGCCACCGCCTGATTACGAGCCTTTTGGCGGTCAACGCTGGATTGACCATGTAAAGGCGATGTGGCGAGGGGATGCCGGCGACACATGGACGCCGACCTATACGAGCCTGACGGAATCTGGAACGGCGACACACACCGGATTTTACAAGCGCCTGTCTCAGACGCTTTACCAAGTGCGGGTTCGTATCGTGCCGGGAACGAATACCAGCTCTGTCGCGGGGACAACGTATCTCAACAACTTCCCGCTGACCGGCTCTGCCTTCGGGCATCTGATAGCGATAAACGAAACGACGATATTGCCAATAGGCACGGCGGTCTTTGCGTCTAACGGGCGCATATACACGCCGACTTGGACAAATGTAACTGCACCAATAACGATTTCAGGAATCATAGAGGCGAGGTAAAAATGCCAACTGCTCTTTTAGGTATGAACGGCCAGATGGGAATGAAGGGATACAAACCTCATCCCCACCATGGCGGATGGTTAGGGGGACAACGCCAGGGAGGATTTACACCGCCTCAAGGCGGCGGGTTCTTCGGCGGTTCAAACATGCCGCCTCTTTCAGGCCCTTTGCCTCCTTATGCTGATGATTTCATTCCAAGGGGGCAACATACGGGAGGATTCCCGTCATTGTTAGGCTCGCTGATGGGCAACAAGTTTATCCGGTAATGACTGAGATTGTTCTGGTTCAGCCTGAAGATACTGTTCGCCTGATACCACTTGCCTTGAAAGAGGCCGAAGAACTCAAGCTGAAGAACATCAACCCTGAAAAGCTCCGCGCATCCCTGAAACGGTGCGCTGAGAATGGAGCTGTTTTCGCATCTAAAGAAGGCAAGCACTACACCGGCCTGATGGCTCTCCTTGCCGTTGAGTCATGGTGGGGCGATGTTATGACGCTCTGCAACCTGATTTATTATGTTGAGCCTGAATACAGGAACGGCGCGGGATTGAAGCTTTTGAAAGTGGCAAGGGAATTTGCCAAGGAAGCCGGATTAGAACTGAACATTTTCACCGACACAGACACCGACCATGACCGCAAAGACCGTATGTTTTTAAGATACGGCTTTGAAAGGCGCGGCGGAACATACAGGAGTAAGTAATGCCCACATCACTGATAGGCCCGGCGATAGGGCTTGCCGGAAGCATGATGCAAAGCAGCGCCGCGGGGGATGCTGCAGACGCTCAAGCCGCAGCCGCAAACAACGCCGCAGCCGTCCAGAAACAAATCTACAACCAGAACCGCGACGACCTTGCACCCTATCGCTCGACTGGCTACGGCGCAAATGCCATGCTTGCCGCGCTTATGGGCATTCCGGTTGACCGCCAAACCCTGATGGCGCAATTGCTCCCGCAATTCACCACCGGCGACGGGAATATGATGGGCGCAATATCCGCGCTGGCTCCTGCGGGTAAAAAGCAAAACGCCAAAAAGGGCGCGACACCGATGCCCGTTGGAACGCAGACGAAGGGTTACACCTTCAAAGACGCCAGCGGCAACATCATCATGGACGCCAACGGGCTTCCTGTAAACCTGAACAAGCTGCCCAAAGACATGAGCATGACTTACGGCGGTCTTGCGAAACAGACAAAGGGAGATGTGACGGATTGGGCGGGGCTGAACGCCGCGCTCGATGCGAAGATGCAGGCTTTAAACAGCGGGGATTCTTTCGGCTCCCTTGCCAAGCCCTTCGGCCTTGAGGACTTCCAAGCCGACCCCGGTTATGCATTCCGTCAAAGTGAGGGAGAGAAGGGGCTTAACCGTTCCCTTGCCGCACAAGGCGGGCTTCTTTCCGGCGCCGCGATGAAAGCCGCGTCACGTTTCAATCAGGATTTGGCGAGCCAGGAATTCGGCAACGCCTTCGCAAGAGACACAACGAACAAGAACAACCTCTATTCCCGCCTTGCCGGATTGAGCAATCAGGGGATGGGCGCAACGAATAACACCGCCTCCGCAGGCCAGAACTACGCCAACCAATACAGCGACCTCATGACGGGCATCGGCTCTGCAAGGGCTAATGCTGGAATCAATCAGGGGTATTTCATGAATCAGGGCTTGCAGGGATTGTTCGGCGGTTCGCAGTACGGGAATGGCGTCAATTGGGGGCAGGGTGGCTCTTACAGCTACCAACCCGGCAGCAGGCAAAGCATTCTTTGGAACGATTTTTAAGGAGTAAATCATGCCTTGGGATTTTTCGATGTACGGCAGGCAGATTCAGGCCGACCAGAACGCGCAGGAAATGCAGATTAAGAAGGAGCTGGCGGCACAGAACAAGAAAGAAAACACATTCAAAAATCAGGTTGAGCAAGCCGCCCTCCGCATGGCTTCAGGACAAGGAACGCCACAGGATGAACAACTCCTGAAGGCGCATGATGCGCTTCATCCACATTACGCTTTTGACCCCGCAACACAGAGCCTAATGCAAATGCCGGGTTCTTATCAGGCGCTCGGCTCTGGGGCTTCTCAAGTGGTTCCTGCGGCATCCG